TTGTTGATGCTGTAGCCCAGTGGTCTCCGCGGGTGTGGTTAATTGCGGCATAAAGACTTTCTTGCAGCAGGTTTTGTTGTTGGTTGTTGAGTATGGCGCGTGCTAGGGGAGTTGGTTGAGAGTTGTTCTTTGCTTGTGTTCCTTAGTGTGTGCCTTGTGTTGTGTACACGGTCAGGCGAGTAGCCTTTGCTGTGTGTACAGCTTGTTTGTGCCTTTCGCCCAACGTGGTGGCGGGAGGTATTTGTGTTTAATCGTCGTTGAGCAGTAGGCTCTCACGGCGAAACGTAGCATATTGTGTGTTATATTTGTCGTGTTCGGCGAGGAGGTTTTCTCGGCTTGAGCACGATATACTGTGTTGATTAAATTTAAGTGTAGTTCCTTGCGCTCTGTTGGGTAAGCTATCCCTACAGAGCGCGAGATCATATTGATTGAAGCAAAACGTGTATAGTGTATATTGTAACTTGTTAGTTGTAAAAGGACAAAATGACAAAAAAAACTGTTCAGCGCCGCGTTGTTAGCGATAGTTTGTTTGAGTTTGTGCTCCCGGCTCGTGTCCGAGACACAGGTAGTGTTAAAGCCAAAGTGTCATGTGATTTGCCGTATGTTACGCTGGACGACGAACGCGTGCTGGCCGAGGAGCACGATGAAAAAACCTCCCGGCAGAGAGACGAGGCGTCCAAACGCCGAAGCGGGCGGGAATTCCGCTGGGGTGCCGCCGTGGCAAAGCGGAGGCTTGAGGAAGAGGCGTACGAGCTGTATGACCTCGAGACAGAAGCTGATAAAGCCCGATCCCGTCGCTATCAACAGCTTGTGTACGACCGGAGTTTTGCAGCACGCTGCGGTGAGTTGGACGCTCTCCTGGCTATTGAGGTCAAGCGTCAAGCCCTGGTGGACCAGGCGATTGCAGACCTGGAGCAGGTTGGTGCTTACCGACGGGCTGAGGCAGCGAAGCTCCGTGAAGACGCCTACTTCGCCGAGAGACTGGGAGAGCTTGATGCTCTTATCTCTCAACTGGGTGCTGAGCTCAGCTACGCGCAGGGCCAGTACGATGCCATCTACTGCTCTGAAGAAGCAGTTGAGATCGATTGCGACACAAAGCGCGGCGAATTTCTCGCTGCGTCAACCGAGTACGACGAAACCATGCGCCTCAAAAAAGAGGTAAACCGGATCCGCCACGCTCAGCGCAAGCGAGGCTACTACGGGGTGAATGACGAAGGCTGGCTCATCGCCTGTGGCAGTGGTCGTTCGAAGGACGATTGTGAGAAGTGCATTGAAACGCACAACGCCTTTGAAGTGCTGGAGTGCCAGCCTCTTCCCGAAAGAGACAGCGACGGCGAGGTGCCGAAAAATGGCGAACAGAAACGTCTGCGAAAAGTCGTTCGCAAGCCTAAAAGGGCAGACAACTTCGACGAGCTGATGGCAGAAGCGGCAAAATGGAACGCTGAATGCGAAAAGCAGGGCGCAACCCTGATGCCGTCGAGGGCTGCCTATGAAGCAATCGCGAGAAAGCGCGTACGCTCGTTTGGGGTTCGTGGCGAAGAAAAGCAGGAGTTGCTGTTGATTGCCTCCAACACTGTTGAGGTGGTTGAGAGACTGACGAAAGCAAACGGCTCCTCTGGAAAAGAAACAAAGGAAGAAAAGTTCAGGAGAGCATTTGGGAAACAAGGTGAAATTCTATACGAAAGTGGAAAATGGTACCTAAGAAGGTGCAACCACACATTTGGTACAAGTGTCCAGAACGGAGACATACAGTGGTTTGCTTTGACACTTCGTAAAGGAGTTGCTATTAAAACTGAAGCAAAAGCCCCACGCTTTGGTTCTTACTATGAGCATGGTGCCATGATGTGGTACCAAAACAAAGTTGAACGATGTGGTTTGGTTGAGGTTAGCTGCTTAGAAGCCTCACGACTGAAAGGAAAGTCAGGTACAAATTGTTTCGGTGGAACCTTGCTCGGTGTCATTCACGATATTGATTACGACTATTATGGGGCTGTCATTCATACCAGTGACCCGGTTGAAGAAATTCAATACCATGTAGACCATCATGACGATTGGGTTGACATAGGTAGATCTTTCGGAGAAGAGCGAGGAAAAATGACTTATACCCCATGTTCCAAAACTGCCTTGACCTTTATGTGTTTGCTCTCGAGCGTTTTTTCCTGTGAAGTAGTTAGTGAGATTTATGGAACTTATTTGGTCAACGAAATTCAACAGCTTGATTGGCCATCGGGAGAAACAGAGTGTATGATACCTCCTTGCATTGGTTGCTCTGATTTGGAGTGTGGTGTTGGCTATGACCTCGCAACTTGGCAGTATATATGCAACCAGGCAGACCTCTGTATTGAAAGTGAGGCGTTAGTCATGCTGTTCAATTCGAATTACTCCGTTGATTTAGATTGTATGTACAACACGCCGCGTCAGCGAACCAAGCGAGACACCAGCAGTAGTGATGAAACCTTTTCAAGCTTGGTAAACAAATTTGGGTTCGACGCGTCCGCGATTAAAGAGAAAGCCACGAGCTTTAAGGACAAAGTAGTAGAGTACTCGAGAAACTCAATTGTAATAGCTGTGACAATTCTGCTGTTTTGGCTTTCCCTAACTTTGCTTGGGGTTAGTCCTGTAGTGTCCATGATTTTCATTGTACTTTCCTTTTACATCTCCAGTGTTCAAAGTGTCAATATCGCAAAAGATCGGACAAATTGTCGAATTGAGTATAGGAAACCTGATTTAACAGTGCGCTCAGGGTGCGCAACAAACACTAGAATGTTTAGTGGTGTCATCTTCTGTAACCAGACAGGCGTTTCGGGCTGTGGGTGGTATATCACTTTCGGCAACTTTAAAAGTGACATGAGAACTCGAGCTTTAAGCTGTGTGTCTGACGATCAGATGAAGTTTTGGATTGAGCAGACGCCAACACAAAAGTTTGTGAGAAGCTATTGTGCCGCTAATCCGCTTGACATTGTTGGCTTGACTAGAAAAGTTGTGGAATATTACTTTGGATACCTACAAGAGCCAAGTGAAGCCCACCTTAAACGAATTAGCGATGAGTTCTCACGTACCATGACACATTTATTAGGAACGAAATATTATGAAATTTTGTATAAAATCTGTGTGGGAGTTATTTGCTTGGTTGCCTTGTTGATCTTACCATTCCCGTTGGGTGCCATAGTCGCTATAATGTTTGTGAGTGTCTACATAGCAGAGGCTGCTTCAGTCTGTCAGACTTCTATGGTGATGACCCAATCTGGGTTGCAATACCATGTGGGAGGGCTGGAAAAAACCGTTACTCGAGGCAAGGTCAAAGTAAGCAGAGGGTTTTGTTTGCGCTGGCACGAAAAAGAAACAGTGGTAGTTGACAATGTTCAGTCAGAGGTCTTTACTCAGCATAAGATAGACGTGCTAGATCAGACTCCCAATTTTCATACGACCGATATAGTGAGAATTGTGGCTACACCCAAAATTGATCACCTTTGTAGTTATCGTTGTAAAAAATCGTGGTTGGATACATTTGAGAGAGAAGAAAGATTGATTTCGGGGGGAGCCTATGTTTACAAATGCAACAGGTGGACTCGAGAGCGGAAACTGTATTGGGGTTCATCCTGGGATGCTAGCTATGAGCACTATGATGGCTGGACATGTAATGGTTGCCCGGGTGCATCCTACTCTTTCAAGAAAAGTTGCATTTATTGGAAACGGGAAGATGAGTGTGTATTTCAGAATAAAATTGTGGAAAGTTTAACAATGAAGGTTCGGTACACTAAAAACGAGGTTGAGGAAGATAGGGTATTCACTGTGACACGTGACTCCCCGTTCACGTTGGGAGGTGTCACTTTTCACTTGCTTAGTCACAAACACATTAAATATGATGTTATAAACTGTCAAGACAGGAAATACCTCGTAAATGATCGTAGCGCAATTCCTCAAGACGTCATTCAATATAATGAGAAGAGTGAAATAACTGAAAGATACTTGTTTTCTAGGTGTTCTACGCATTATGTCTGTAAAACTTATTCGAACTCTTGTAATGACAAGAATGGCGCTATATGCACTTGGAAATCTTTGACGCATGCTATGCCTCCGCGTTCTTTAAGTGAGACTACGATGCTCATACACCCTGAGGCCAAACAGACTTGGGGCCATTTTGAGTTGTTAGTATCTGGACAGGTCACCGAAACTACCATTTGCAAGACATTCAGAGTTCATCCGACTGGGAGGGTCGACTTTACGACTAGTTCCTCTGGGTTTGTTGAGTTCACTTTTGATGCACATAAATTGCCATGCATCCCTGAATTAAATGCTATAGATAGTGACGAATGTGAAGTGACCATCTTGAGGCCCACACTGACAGACAATGCTACTGAGGTCTCTATGGGTGTCACTTGTAGAAGAGTACAAGTTGCCAATTTTTCGGTTGATGGGCAACAAGTTGTTGCGACAGTGAGATATGTTAAATTTGCCAACTATGACTTGTTAGAAAATGCAGCAATTGAGTTTTGGTCATCTGGGGGCGAGATCGGATCTTTTGGCGAAGCAATTAGCGATTGGTTCCACCAAACGTTTAGTTTTAAGTGGCCTAATCTACGAGAAATAGGGGTGAAGGTTTTGATTGTTTTGGTTATATACATGGTGAGCCCGCCTTTAGCTATATTTGTTGTAATTTTTTACTTTTTGATCAATGGAGCTTTTGCGGTTGAAGGCAATTGTTACGGTTATGTTGCAAACTCAAATGGTAGAACAATAATGAACAAGTGGTTATATGAAAAAGGAATTAGTTATAACACTCATGGTTTTTTCTTCGGAGGAATTCCGGACTCAGCGTGTGACTCAAGACGAGGACAAATCGTAAAAGAGAAATGCGATCAAATATTGTATCGGTTGGAAAGTCTAAAGTGGTATTCAAATTCACCTGTGAATGATAGATTAAATGATGTAACCTGCAGACATGAGTATTGCAAGCATGGAATTGGGGCCGATTTGAGCTTTGAAGAGTACGTTGATTTGATAGAGGACTGTGCTAAAACTTCAGTCACCAAAATTTGGTACCCTCGAGAGTGCACAAAAAATGTCATTAACGAAGTAACTACTAACAAGTCCGCAAATATAAATTGCCCTGTCAACGGATTAGTTTTGAATGGTAAGGAAGTAATTGTGCCGTTTAGTGTAGCTGGTGGTGAACGAGAAACCGTCAGCTTCTATATAAAATTAGTTATAGTATATGTGGTCCTAAGTGTTTTGTTTGTTAATTTGGAAATGCCGGACATTAATAATTTGGCGGCACTATGCCACAATCCCGCTTTTGAATTGTTGGTGGATATAACCTGTATAGTATTGAACCCCCTTAATTTGATGGTTTTATTGTTGGTTAAGCGACTACATTTGAGCTTTTGTTGCTCTTGCCTGGTTATTATTTTTGCCTCAGTAGTTGAAAACACACTAATTGCTCTTGTTACCGCGTTCGTTAGAATAGCCGCGATGGTTTATTCAAAGTCAATACATTTTCCATTTGTAGCTTCGAATATAGAGTATTGGACGAAATATGACGATAGGGGCTCACTGTTCACAAGTCCTGCTTCGAAAGTTGTAAAATCAATATGCGACAGTGGCTGTCAAACTGAAGGGAATATGGTAGTACAGAGCTGTGATATTGTATTGGAACGGTATAATGGAGTTTGGATACGAAAAGAGCTCCATTCTGAAGACATAGAGCCACTGGCGAGAGAAGATTGTCCGGTAGACCCGTACAAGTATGAGTGTGGAATTAAAATATCAGTTTCCAAGACGTCAGATGACGTTGATGGTGACTCTAACGAACACCGGAATTACATTAGGAGTGTGGTGGACTTTGAAAGCAATAGCCGCCCTGACTTAAACAAGGCCACACCTAAAGTGACTGAAGCGGCTCAATTGTGTATTAACCCCCATGTTAAGTGCATGTTGGACATGTTCGAACCCTTCATTAACAACAATACTGTTGGCCATTTGGCATTAGAGTATTCTAATTGCGAAATTATCCAGTCATGGTTTGGGAGGTTAGAGTCCATAGTAGGCAAGGAGTGGGAGAGCCAGGTTGCGATAATGCAACTTACGACTTTTTCAAAGCGAGGCTTTTGCTTTGCATATGGAGGTGGCATATATACGGCAATGCATGTCACACATGGGGATAGTATTTTCCATCCTGGCTACAAGCCCCTTCCTTGTACTTTCAATAGTGAAGAAGAAGATATATGTGTCTACGGTGATCCCCTAGAGCTGGAGCAGCCGAAAACTGGCGACCTTTACTATGTTGTCAATCCAAAATTGGGTGTTTACGTTGTGTTGTCGCTTCAAAAAGAACAGTGGGGAAACAAGTATTACCGCCGGATAGTTAGTGGTGATTACAAAGTGATTAACTATGCAGACCAACGAGGAACTTTGTTTAGAAACGACTTTGACGATGAGCCTGCCACTCAGAGTTTGTTCTCTTCGGACAGTTGCAATTTGCATGGTTGGTCAGGACTGCCCATTTGTAGAATAAGTGATGGCAAACCTGTAGGAATTTATACAGGGACGGAAAAAATTGACGGATCCATCTGGATTAAGAATGTGTCTCCCACTAAAATTCCTGCTCAACCATTTAACCGAATCATTAATGACATTTTGGACACTCCCACGGTCAGGTTTACTCTTGATGCGCCAACTGGTGCTGGAAAAACAACTCGCTTTGTACTGCAACTAGCTGAGCAATCCATTCTTAAAAACAAGCCTATCCACATCCTCGTTGCTAACCCTTTGTTAACCATTACCTATGCTTACGAATTTGTAAAGCATACTTTGTTGGAAAAATCTAGCTTGAGAGACAAGATTAGTATGAACCTGCAAACCTCTTCCGTTACAAAATATGAAACAAAAAAACTTGCAAGTATAACATATATGACGTACGGTTGTGTATTGAACCAGATGAAAAACAACGCAAGTCTGCCATACGATATAGTATTGCTTGATGAGTGTCACACGGATCAACCCCATGTTGTGGCTGTCCTTACAGCAAAAAATTTACCGAGACACGTCCTCATGACTGCAACCCCCCTCTTTGGGGGGTTAGCTCCGAGTTATCGAAGTAACATTGACGTTAGGAAAATTACGCACAAGTCCACCGCTGCTCAAGGATTTGTTGAATTGTATACTAACACGTTTGTGAAACAAGAGGTTTTTGAAGATTTATGCAAGCCGGGGAGTATTATTTTTTGCGGGTCAATTGCAGAGACTGACAAGGTTAAGAATCGCATTCAGAAACAAAATGCTGAAGCTCAAGTTGTGACTGTTAGTTCTAAAACACCATTGCGAGAGGTCGATTCGTCAAGGGACGACTGCGTCTGGGTTACTACTGACGCACTGATGTCTGGAGTCACAATAGCCAAGGCAGTTAGAGGAATCGCTCAGGGACGACAATTTAGGCAGACCTTTAGTGTAGTTGAACAACGAGCTGAGTTGATGGCTAGGAAGACCACTCTATCTGAAGATGTTCAAATGGCTGGTCGCATCGCACGGACCCCCAATAGCTTTGGTGTTTGGTATAAATTAGATGAGTATTATCACGAGCCTAGTTGGTCTCCTCACCTTTTATTATCCGCCCTAACGGCATTGAATGCCCGAAAGATACAGTATGATAGGAAATATTACGAATGTGTTAAAGATTTGGTAGCTGGCATTGCTGATGATGATGAACTCTGGGTACAGGCTGACAAAAATTCGATTGACGGTGTTTCATTTAAGAAATTTTTGGAGAGTGGGACTATCCCATATCATTTTGACGCCAAGCTCCCTGGAAAAGAAAGAGGAACTCATGAGGATTGGTTTGAGTTGTCGAAAAAATACCGAGAACTCAGTCGCTTTGATGAGAATTGTGCTGAGTGCGGAGAAAAGAAACGTCGATTACGCCGAGACCACGAAGAACATGCTGTTGGCACAATTGGCCTTGCAGTTGTGGCTGCTGGCACTACTGCTGGCTGCCTTTTGGCGTACATGTGTTCGCATCAACAGGTGCTGGTAAATGATGTTTGGTGGCCTCAGAGAGAGAAGAATTTTAATGGACTTTTGTCTGGAGTCACACATGACTTTGTGTTGGGATACACGGAGAAAGAGCTTGAAAAATACGAAGGATTTTATGATCCGCACTATAAGGCAACTTTTAAGGCGTGGAAGCCTGATCGGTCAAATGATGAGGGTTTTATTCGACATAACCTCATGATCAAAGTTCCTACTAGTACTAATTACCAGATGTACCATGTAAAATACAGAAACCATCATAGGATAGCGCGAAATTATAAATTAGATGAGCATCCTGATTTAGACTGGTACGATATCCGGAATCCAGTGTTTAGTGACACAGATGGGCGACGTAGATTGATGCCAGATGAATTAGACGGGTTTAACCCAAGGCGATGTGTGTTGGAGCAACGTAGACGGAAAAAGTCAACGTTGATAAAGGGTTTCATTCAACAGCTTATCATGTTGTTTGGAGACAATACCGTCACACGAAGCATTAGGGATGCTCTGGTGCCGTACGAGTATGAATCAGATCGGATGCAACGACATGCTATTTTTACATATGTGCCATTTTATCATTGGTTTTGTATACAAACAGGCACAACGCCAGTTTTATTTATGGAATGGCTGAAGACATATGGGTTTGCTTTCTTACCTGCCGTTATGGCACCGCTAGGCAATGAAATTGCAGGATCAGTAGGATCTTTTATTTTAGCTATTGCGGCCACTTATATGACCTTTTATACTGTTGGAATAAAGATTTCCTATGATGTGCTCGCTGGGGTGATTTGTGCTAATGGTTTTGTGACATGGCTGTTGAACAAGTTTGGAAACGCGTCACTAAAGAAAAACTTACTAATTGATACGCAAGCTGGACTTCGCGATAGGTTTACAAAACCGTTTCTGATCAGTGCGGTTACAATGTCTGCTGTTGTCGCCTACCAAAATGGACACGTTGGTCTGCCAGCAGTCTTGACTAATTTGGCTGAAGAAGCTTCAAAACGGATTGGATTGGCTCCTGTTACCACAACACAGAGTTTTGTAGCTAGTGTGGTAGAGGGTGATTTGGTAAGCTTTATTTATCGGTGCATGCGATTTATTGATGAGGGTGACATAAATTCCAATTGGGTAGCCATGTGTGTAGACGTTGGAATCACTGCGTTGAACTTGCCCTATAGTCAAGTGGCTGCTGCAGTAGTACTCGCTTTCTTGTTTTATTTGAGTAAGAAAAATGACATCATCAAAACAGTACTTATCAAAGCACAATTGCTGAAAGATAGGAAAACTTCTACTGAAGACGCAAAGGCGTCTGATAGATACTTGTTAGGTGAAGACATCGATAAAAAATTGGTTCTTGATGCTGTTTGTTTTCTCTCATATTGTGTAAACCCGCTAAACATGTTGAAGGCTATGAGTGGATTTACTGTAAGTTACATTTACAACAAAGTTACTCGGAGAGACTTTGAAATGAAAGATCTGGTGTTGAAATCATTGCGTGACGCGCCAATGGGAGTAGTTTACATGGCCAAACAATTTTACTGCCAAATTACGGAAATAGCCAACTTGATTTTAAGATACTTTGGTGACCGTGACGATCGCCATGCCTCTCCAGATAACGTGTTGTCCGGGTTGTACGAGTTGGCGGTGCAGAAATGTAGCGGCATTCCGGATTGGTTTAAACAATCGTGTTCTAAGGTAAAACAATTTATTTGTGATATGGTTCCTGGTGACAATGTAATGCTTGCTCGTATAAGAATAATCTTCAAAAAGTTGTTTTTTAAACCTTTGCTGTGGGTGGCTAGGTGGTTCTGGTCAATCGCCCAGAAAATAATGGGCGTTTGTATGTTAATGTCCATTCCGCTCATTGGGGCCAGTGAAGTTTTACGCTGTATTCTCGAAAAAACTTTTAGTTTTTTGGGTAGAGTTAATAAGAAATTTACGAATTTGCTTTATGGTTTTACCATGTCCCACTGGGAGTATAACATTTCGATATTTGCGAGCAATGAGCAAATTCGTACGTGCATGGAACGTTCAAAGATGTACCCTCACTGGAAACTTGAAAGACTTTTAGCTGGTTTGGCTGAACCCGAAACTGAGAGGCGCCGTAGCAGCACTCCGAACTCGAGTGTTGATGAACAGTTGAATTATCTCGAGCGAATGGCAAGAGAAGACCCAGAAGTGTCTATGATAGGTGTGAACCTTGAATGCTCTGGTGGTGGGTACATCGATGATTCGATCAGGCAGATGAGTCCTGAGAGGTTGGAAGAGCAAGACCGACAGTACGCAGAAGCCATGGGGCCAAATCTCGGTGACAACTGTGAACTTGAAGCATTATCGTCTGAACGAGTGCAACATTGTGAGAAATTTAGTTTATTAAGAACGTTGTTCGACATGATGATTGAACCCCCGTCCGAAGATATGAGTCCAACCGCAAACATATATGTGAACAAGCCTATAGAGTGGCTTCAAAATGTAGTTGAAGTTGCTGATGTCGATCAAAAAACCAAACGTGAGAGTAATATTCCTTATTACTCTGCGTACCTAAGCGGGATGAACCCACATCCTGTGGACCCATTAGAGGAGAAAACGTTAAAAATGACTGAAGATACCATCTGGCCAGACTTGTATGGGGCAGAAGTCATTGGAAACACGCAAATTGCCTTTGAAAAATTGAAAACCATTTTGACCGTTAATGTAAAACAAAAAAGAAGCGGGAGAGAAGCCTTGCCAGAATCTGCATCTCAGGTGACATCGAGGGGTTTCTACGTGATGTCTAACCTTGATAAAAATGACAGTGTGTTCAGAGATTGGGACTTGAAAACCATGAGTTCAAAAATAAAGGACAAGTCCATGACAGTGCTTGATGCCACACCAGGTTTTGGTGGATCTGTAAACTATTTGTTGCAATCAATGAAAGGAGGTAGTCTGCATATATATCAGAGGCAGAAAGACCCTTGGCCACTTAAAGAGGACCTGATTACTCCGAACATTAATGTGAAAGTTATACGTAGTGATCAATTTTGTTATAAAGAAGAAGAGTTCGACTTCGTTGTGTGTGATTCCGTTAGTGATATAAAATCTATTGTTAGTAGAAATGATAAGGAGTTTGTGCTACAATGTCACAACGTAGTTCGGCAAGGCGGCAGCTTTTGGGTTAGTTGCGGGCTTCTTGACATCCTTAATTGGCCTCAGGAATTGAACTGCTATGAGCATGCTAAATTTCACATATCGCCGACGCCGAACGCTGACAAGTTTTATTTTTGGGTGCAACTTGGAGGAAGAACTACAACCCGCAAGATTTATGTGAACCGTTTTTATGGTATTCTTTGCGACCTCGTGAGAATACACCTTTTAAAGCTAAAGTACGCAGTAAAAAAGGATAAAAAGCCTGTGCAACTGTACCATCCTGTTATTCAGAAGAACAAAACAGGAGCAATCCCCATGATTAATTATACACAGAATATAGATCGAGATCGCTACAGTGAGATGTTTGAGATGACCAACACATCGTATAAAATTAGGCACCGGTTAGATCGTTTAGACAGTATGAGGAAACAGCCGAGGCTGATGAAGAGCTTTAGTAGGCTGCAGAACTTCCAGTTTTTGACGTCGGTAGACTTCAAGCGTGGTGTGCGCCTTTTGCCAGGCAAGCTTCGAAACCAGTTGATTGTAGCGACATGGGATCAGGAGCGAGTGAAAGTAACTTCGGATCGGGTGTTGGTGTCAAATGTTTTGTCAGACATGCTGCATGACATTTTTGCAGTAAACTGGGCAAACACGCCAATCACTCAAGTTTCGAAAGACCTCCACAAAGTAGACATGGCGATTGTTGACCGGCTGGATATTAACAATAAAGTACTATTGGACAGTCAGGTAGAGAAGCTATTAGAGGCTAGTGAGTTTATTTTGCAGCCACCTGACCGGCTCTTTAAATTGTGTACTTGGGAAGAGCTGGGAACTTTTATCAATCGACAAGGAGCAGCTGGAATGCTAGATGATGTGAGCAAAATGGGAGAACTCTATGACGATTCCCGAACGAGGAAATTGTGCGAGCAAATTATAGGCTGCTTGGCTAATGGGCAAGACTGTCCACTTTATTATAGCACTTGCCACCACAAGGTGGAGTCGAAAGTGTCAAAACGAGCGGTGGATGGAAAGATTGTCGACACGTTGCCAGCGCTGCTGAAACCAGTGCCACGGTTGATACAATATCTGAGTTCTTATGCTAGGTTAGTCGATATTTGGATTTTTGGCTCGATGATGCATTATCATATGAAGGTTAAGAAGCTTTATAAGTACTCAAACACTGGAACGCCTATCACGCATGTTGGAGATGACATGCACGCAGCCTGGGAAAAACATGGCGGCGATGATGAGTGTATAGGCGTAACAGGTGATGCCTCTAGGTGGGATCACAACTTGGGACCCTCTCACACGTATGTAGAAAAAGAGTGCGTTAAAAAATTCTTTGAGCCGAGTATGCACAAAATTATTGAGACCCGATACGAGCACACTGCCTTCCCTATAACGTTTACGGACATGGGTTATGCTGTGTCTACAGCGGGCCAGAGGCAATCCGGGGATTATTTAACTTCTTGGGGAAATGGGTTGATTCATTCTCTGATTCAGCATGTGTGCTGGTCAAAGGTTCTTCACCGAGGTGTAAGAGAGAGTCATGAGGATCTTGTGGAGCATCGTGTAGATGGTGATGACAATTGGCATATGATGAACTTCAGGCATATTTGTGTAGGTCGTGAGAAAGACAAGTTTGATGAGAAAGCTAAATTGTGGGAGAAGATTAAAAGACCCGGCAATTTGTTTGACAAAGAACCAGCTCTAAGTGCAGAGATTAGTTTTGATAACATTTTGACAAGAGTAGCTAGGCACTATGAGGAGTTTGGCGTGAAACTAAGGAGTGGTACACATACTGGTTTTAGACTTCATTACCAATTTAGCACCGTTGATTTCTTGTCTCATACGTACACAGAAATTCCTATTCGATGTATCAAGGATGGAAACTACGTGCAGGTTCGGAAGTACCTTCCCGTTAGGCCTTATAGCGAAATGTTTGGCAAGCTACTATTCACGTTGAAGCAAGGAACCTCAAAATACTATGGAGCCGCTATATATGATCACTCGCGAGGGCGTGAAATCGCGAAGGACGCCTGCGAGGCTATAGACATCCAAACATCAAAATGTATGTCTTACTTATTTCAATATCCGCATGTTATGTGCATTAGGGAGTTTTGTCTAGGAGTCTTGTCTTACTTAGGTGGCCCTCCCAGTGATGTCAAAAAATGGGGGTCGCAGTTTCGAGTGACGGAAAGACTGGCTATTGACAAAGTTTTGGCGAAACTCGATGAGGTCAAGCGACTGGATTGGACCTGTGTGGAGCCGGCTCTTCGCCAGATTTTGGACCTTGACATTACCTCTCTTTCTGATATAGGAACTGTGAGCTTCGAGCAAGACAATTTCTGGAAAGAGCAACACGCGGAAAATGTTGCGTTGTGTGCTAGAGAATACAAAATTGAAGCTCCAAGGTTCGTCCATTCGGGGGATTACATGAGATCTACTAGGATACGAGAAAGGATTGTCAAGACTGTTTTACATCAATACCGCATGTGCATGGCAAGGAAAGGAGTGACTATGCGAGAACAAATTGCGATAAACCCTGTTATTATACCCTTTTGGGGCTACTTGTCGATGAGCCCTCGTCTTCTCAGTGTTGCAAAAATAAAAGTTAAGAAACAGCTATCGGAATATGGTGTGGAGCTTGAACCTGAAATCCTTGACCGGCTTGTGGAAGGGGTCGAGCCAAAAAAGCAGACCGAATCGAATGAGAGAATGAAATCATTTATAGAGCAGACGGGGTTGTTTAGCGTGACCTCTGTAGCAGCTTTACGGCAAGCGGGAAAGTATACTGTTAAAACGGGTGATCATACCGTCACATTCTCAAACGTTTACAATGACGCCTTTGGCTCTGGATTTCAGATACTATCCCTGAGGAAACTGTTTGGCATACCTATAAATTGTGCTGCGGAAACTGTTGAGGACCTGCAGTTCACTAAAAGGTTTTTAGAAGCGCAACCAGCCGTTCGAGTTGCGGATGGGTTTGAATTCCAATCAATGTATGAGGAGACTCGGCCTAGGCCTGATAAGACGACCACTTTCGAAATTGAAACTGTTAAGAACATTTTGTTTAAACGATACGGATTGTCGAGATGTGAAACCGTGTTTATATTGAACCAGCTGGAGCCTGCCGTATTGCAACACAATCGTGGAAAAGTGTATTTACGATCTGATGTTGGGGACGAAGAGAACTTTTATCGATTTAAATTGTGCTATATAGACTGTACCAAAATAAAGCTGAAGAGAGCTGGTGTATTTATGCGCTCTGTTGTTGAGAGAGAGGATCTTTCCAAACTTGTTGAACGTGTTGGAACACTGCCTGTGGGAAGCAGCTGTGTTGTTAAGGTTGATAAGACGTTTTTACACGCTGTGACTATTGATTTGGACTCTTTGAGTGAATTATTTTCCGTTCAAGAGATTTTCCGAAGTCCGTTTACTGGTGGATCATCTGAGCTCTACATCTATTTTGGTGGTAAGGGTTTGCAGCAAGAAGTTAAGGTATCTCGTATTGGCAACGTTGAGGCTGCGTCATGTGTACCCCTTCGGGAGCAAGTTGCAATTTTTTTAAAGTTACTGTTACAATCTAATCATTTAAATATGAACAAGAATTTAGCTAGTGCGGTATATTCGGGCACCAGCGCTTTTTCAGACGAACACGTGGGTATTCTGGCACGCGAAAATGCCATGATTCCATTTTGTACCAAGAAGAAATTCGATTTAAGGGTTAAGCAGTACGAGCCCGGGATGCGGTTCGGAGTTCAAGGGCCCCTGGCCATCTGGCAGTACTTTGTTCACCCTTCATTGGTTCACTGGTTTTACAACGCCTATGAAAACGAAATGGATGGGAAGCGTCGTGATGTAAAAGTAATGTCAAGCGTGCCAAGATTGTTAGTACCACCTTCTTTTAAATTGGGGAAGTTAAAAATAGAGTTCGAGACTGACCTTGGAAAAGAAGACTTTGTGCGCGACAGTGATACCAATTGGCTTCGAGATTATGTGATCGCGAAAACCGAAGACTCAACTTTAGATCCCAAACACGCTCGTTTTAGAAACCCTGTGAAAAAATGGATAAAGTTGGATGTGGACGACAACACTGAGAAACCTAGTGTAGCCCAATTTTCCTATCAAACCTGTATTAGAATCTGCCAGATTATAAGCGATATTGGGAGTAAAAATATCGTGTGTGAAATCGACCCCGACGATGATGGCCGTTTCACTTATGTTTTTAACTATTTACAGTGTGGTAAGGTTCATGTCGATCGAGAAAAGCCCCTTTTACAGGCTTTGAGGAAAGTGGGTGAGAGAATGAGTTTAAGAGAGACACACGAACCAGCGAATTTATGCGTAACCAGAAATTTGAGCAAGTCGTATGATCGGAAATATGTTATTTGTGTAGGAAACACGTCCAAGCTTGATGAGGTGAGACGGAGAGCTCGTCATGTTTATACGAGGTTTGTGGAAACTCCTATTTTGAACGAGCAAATCTTACTTGTGTCTTTTAGAGAAGTTAATATCACTAAAAAGAAAAATTTGCCACCAATGAGAAGCAATCGCATCGAACCCTTAGATGTTAACTATTCTGTGAAACGATGTGTTTCTTATGATCATCGTCAAATCGACATTTCAAAGAAAAAATTACATACACACATATGTATCAGTTGTCAAACTGAATACGCATCATTTCATGATATCACAAGACAAAACCACGGAAAATTGTGCTATATGTGTGCTCTTCAGGTATATATTCAGAGAGAAAAAGAGGCTAAATTTCAGTTAAACCTAGACCGACATGACAACCCTGTAACAGATCACTTTTTCGACGTAATTGCTGGAGCTGTTAGAGAATATTTAAATGAGCTTTTTAACCGCGCGCTAATCATGCCCATGTATGAGACGTGGGTGTGGAGGTTTACTTACTCTAGGGCGTTCGCTGCGCCTCTGATTAAGAAAATATTAAGTCCCCTCTTGGGTTTTGTCTTTCTTATGTTGATGACCGGTTGTGGTCGTATAGGTTTTGGTTTGTTGCTTGTGACAATGTGGTTGATGGCGCAGTTTGTTCCGATTGTATACAAAATTTCTTATGCTGAAGTAGTTATGGGAGTAGCAGGGTACCGGATGCCTGCGGAAAGTACATATCTTTTAGCTTTCATATTTGGTCTATCTTTTATGACTTACAGCGCATTCGACTTGGTAAAACTAGTGTTACATCCCTTTTATTATTTATGGCCTTCAAACTGGGTCGATATTTTGTCAATTGTGATTTTCAATCCTGGGGTCAGGCGAACTGACAGGTACATTTGGAACTTGTGTACGTTGCCTATTCGAATAACTTTTGATACATTGTATTACCTTACCAAAAGCTTGTTGACGTACCTAATTAGCTTTGAAAAGGGGCGACAATGGGCTACAGAAATTAGCTTGAGGCACGCCCGTTTTAGAGAGTTCGCGCAAGACTGTTTTGGTCCAGCAGCTCGGCGGGCGTACGGCATTCGAAATTACTACAACAATCTGACACGAGACTTTGAGGGAGCTAACACGGCTTCTTTTTATTTTTTCTATTACTTTTTAAATCACGACCAAGTTATTGTTAAGCTGTACGTCGCCGTCTTCTTTGTTCTTTATGCTCATTTTACTGGACGATTTAACAAGTATGTCCAAATTCTTCGCTTGTATATAATTTATAGTACTCATTGGTTGAATTTGTGGCAGGACCCAAGCCAGATTGTATTTAATTCGTTGAAATCAAACATGTTGCTTGAGTTATTTGGGATGGGATCAGATTCCCTGGGGGGGATCTCGGTGAAAACCATTCCGTCGTTTAGTACTTCTACAGATCTGAAATTAGCCGCCTGTTTAATATTGATTCTCCTTTTTGTTACGTTAGTTGACTTTTATATTAGCTTCTATCAGGCGTTAGCGGGAACCAATGCATTAGGTCCATTTTGTCAATATGTTGAAGCATTGCCCGAGTTTTTAAATTATCACTATTATCAGACGCTGGAGTATTTGAAATTTATATTCTATTTCTTAGTTGGATGTACTATTATAACACTGCGTATCATTTTCCGAAATCAGTTTACTGAAGCGCTGTTCAATCGTGCTGCTTTGCACATATCGGCGCAATATAGAAACCATATTTCTAGACTTATTTATCCTTATGTGGCGGTGTTGGGTAATATATTACATCAATTTGGAATTATTGATTTTACTGGGTTGGCTAACTTGCAAATTATTCTCTTTGCCTTCCATTGGGCCGGTGTTGGTTACATTTCAGACGACGCTGATCCAACAATACATTGGTCGATTACACTTGTTATGTGTTTGTTTAAGCTGATTGGTTTTAGCCCATACGTGACATTAGTTTTAGTACTAATTATTTTCGGCCCTGTAATTCATTTTTTCGGTTTTGAGCTAATCAGATATCTCTCTCTTCAAACTGCCATCAGGGGTATGTTTAATCTCTGCAGGAATACTTTTATACACAACATTTTGTTCGTTTGTGTTATTAGCAACTTGACTGGTACAATTCACCCTGTTGTGACTGTTGGTGTGATCATTTTACTGAAACATTTGACAGAAAGATATTCATTTTTATTACCAAGTCGGCGTACTGTTGCCAATCTTTTTGTACTTGACTCATTTTTGTTTGTTTTGATGTATAACACATGGGCCTTCTTCGATTTGCAGCCGACATTTGTTTTGGAGTATATTTGGCGATTTTTGTTCCAATTTTACATCGGGCAGCCCCCCGGTAGTTAAGGGGTAAACTGAAGAGGTAACCAAAGAAACAGCTGGCTGAGTGATTGGCCAGCCGGTTTCCTGGAGGTGGCTTCGCAAATACCATCGTGCGTGCTTGTGACTCACAAATCGTGACGCCGGCGCGAGCTTGCTGCTCGTGCTAACCCCCCCGGTTGTGACTCTGTCATGCAGCTTCGGTCTTTGAAGTTGCGTGACAGCTTTCCTTTTCTTTGGACCCTAAATTCAAAACATTCTTGTGCGTATCATTTTGTTGGTATGCTTTCACAACTTGTGATACATTATTACCTTGGCCCGTAAGCGCTTGAGGCTTGGTGGCGGACACAGGCTCTCGCTCCCCTCGCCATGCAGTAAGAGGCGTAGTTCCTTACCTCGATGCCCTTACATAACCCGAGGTTCTGTTTTGTAAACTTCAAAATCTTCTCACATCATCCACCACTCTTTTGGTGGATCCCACCGCGCTGTTTCACTCTTTGAAACGGCGCGATGGCTTTTAAAAATCTCTATCGCTGCCCTTCTTTGGCAGTAAATTTTCTTCATTGGACGTTTTTCTATTTTCTCCCTAGCCGCATGTAGGCTGGGGGGAAGGTTTGGACGACCAAGTGCGACCCTGTAGGTTAAATACCTTAGATGGGTCCGAGCATCCAGGAAAGTGGACTGGGTAAGGTCCGCGGTGCGGTTTTTTTGACCTTCCTATGTGCCCTGTACGTGGGATCGAACCCAAGGAGCATGGGACGTCGAAACCGCCCAGACACTTTCCAATAAATAACCTTCCTGGACGACCAAG